TTAGCAGCTGATTTGGCCATTTTGTTTACCACTTGTTGACTTTGTTGTACTGACAGTTTTTCAGGACCAATGTCAGCGCCTTTGAACGTGACCATTCCGGAATTTGGATCCAATGGCTCCAGCACACCACTTAGCGGAGGTTGGCTTATGATGTCGCCAAGATTTTGACTGGTAATAGGAATTCCCAAACTCTGGGCAGCTGAGATAAAAGCATTCTGACTGATTTGTTTTTGAGCATCTGTGTCATCTGCTCGACCGGCCAAGAAGTTGACCAACCCTACTAATTTGTTAGGGTCGGCTCCAGCATCTGTGGATTCAACTTCGTCAATTCGCATTATCTACGGCCACGGCCCAGGGCAGCAGCAGGAACTTCTGCGGGCTCTTCAGGCGGAGGTGTAATTTCATCACCAGCCATGTTAGCAGCAGCGTCTAGATCATCCATACCGGCAGCGGCCATATCACCAGCAGGTGATGGTGCACCACCCATGGCAGCCATACCAGCGTCAGGTGGAGGGGTTGCGCCAGTTACCACGCCAAGTGCTTGATCCAGTTGTTGTTTGGCACCTTGTAAATTTTGTACCAGGCCAGTAAGTGCGGCGGTAGCATCTGCATTAAATTGCGAGGCTTGATCAATACCCACTTGATTCTTGATTGAATCAACCAAGGCAGGCAATTCTTTAAATTGCATTTCGCTGGCATCTTCCAACATTGATTGCATCTTGTCAACCATGTCTTGTGCAGCCAACACCACTTGGGCTTGTTGCACTTCTGATTCTTTTAACATTTTGTAAGTACGGCGCAGGCGGCTTTCAGCAGCCATCATGGCAGCACCAGCAACCATCTTTTGTTCGTCCGGTGTAAGAGTCTGACCTTTTGTGCTTTTATCTAATGCGGCTTTTAGCTTTGGATCTTTTACTGTGGAAGTGGCTTGTGATAAATTTGGAGCAGCAGGTGCGCCTGGAGCTGCTGGCGCAGCAGGTGCCATGTCTTCTTTTACTCTAGCAGTCAATGCCTGTTCCATCATCAACAGCTTGAGATAAGCTGGATTGCGTTCGCTTTGATGGAACGAAGGTTGACGACGAGTTTCGCCTAGTACGCCACGCACACGGCTCAACATCTGTTGAGCTTGCTTGCCAGTAATTTGGTCAAACTTCATGCGTGAGCCAAAATAGCTTTCGAATACACGGGCTATTTGTTTAGTTGGCTTGGTTGCCGCTAGTTCTTGCAGTTTCATTTTGGAATCCCCTAAGTTGTATATATTTAGCCGAATTTAAACATTTTTCAAGTTCCTGATCCACCAAGGCATGTTGCTGAACCTTGGGTTGTAACTTGGTCAATACCACTTCACTAAATCTGTTGTCTCGGCTGCGATCAGCCATTTGTCGTCTACAGTATATGTCTGCTGACAGTGTTTGTTTTTTGGTATCTAAAGTTTTGATACTTTGTGCCAGTCTAAGTTGATTGTGTTTGTCAGCCACACACCAACTGATTGCTGTGCGTTTGTTGCTGAATATGCCTATTAAATTATCGCCTGGTGTGTATACTTCAAACAACTGATCTGCAGGACGCAAATGATACCGACCAAATGCCACATATCCACCCGACTCATCATTCACAATCATTGTGTGTATATTGCGACGAACTTCACGCTCGGCCCAGCGTTCTAATTTTTGTTCTCGAGTCATAGTTTGATCAAATGTGCTGCTGCCCAGCCTAGGGCACCCACAAGGGTAGCAATTATGCCCACTCCCCAACTGAGTAATCTATCGTTGTTTTTGGTAGTGGTGGCTTGCAACATGCCACGCAGTTCGGCAATTACTCCAAAAAGAGTAGTAATCTTTTCGTCCATTGATTCCAGTTTAACTTCTAGCAGGCGATACCGCTCAGCACACAATTCCACATGTGCTTCAAGACTTTTCTTTTCAATATCAGTTGTATCGGCCATTATTTCTCCCGGTCATTTATTTATGGTTTCGAACCACAAGTTTTGATTGGGTCCAGCAATGATTAAACTGGGCTCTAACTGGCCTGTTTCGTTTAGATTGGTTATCATTGGTATACCAGCACATTCATTTAGAAGCCCAGTCAAGTTATCAATTTCGGCTGTGGTTGAATACACCCCAGCAGCTTCTACTTCAAATTCGAACACCCATTGATTGTCACGCACTTTAGGTAACTGCACAACATCAGGTTGTGCTCGCAAGCTGATCATTTGTTGCAGGGTTTCCCAGTTGCGTTGTTGGTTCCTGGCACGATTCCAGTCTTCAATATTGCGTATAACTTGCCCCACACGATCTTCAAAGGGTATTTGACTTGATCTGAAATGCCCAGTAATACCAGTGGGGCTGCAATCAAACAGTGTTCGGCCTTGTATCTTCATTCTGTGAGTATTTAACGCCAAACAAAAACCCCGGAGTTTTTAGTTCCGGGGTTGTGTTTTTGCACTTTACCTAAAATTAGGTCGATAGTTTGAAACCAACGCTGGTGCAGCTATCCAACTGATACCCTGTGTAGGTAATGTTGGCAGCAGTCAAGAAAGAGGCAGCAGAAGTGTTTGTGCTGGCGTTAGCAAAAGCTCCTGTTGGATATGTAGCAAAGCTGAGGACGGTGCCGTCAACTTGATAGATTGCTACGGTAGCTGTTTGTTGAATAGCGTTGATAACGTTAGCAACATACTCTTGTACGCCTTGTTGGCTAACAACAGTAGTGTTAGCAACACAGCGGAAGAAGTCCAGTTTAGGACCAGCTGGGTTTACAGGGGTAGCAGCGGTGCTAGCACTGGGGGCAACTGGGCCGTTTTGAACGTCTAGTGCGAATACTGGTTGAGCATCGCCATTTACGGGTGCGAAATATGCCATGATAAAAATCCTTTAAAGTTAATGGTCTCGGTGGACCTGCTTTTATTTAGTCTTTTGGCAAAAATTACGCCTGTTGAGGATTGTTTCGTGCGGCATTTCTAGCGGTAAAATCAAAGCGATTTACCGCTTTAGCATAGCCTGCAGGTGTGGCCATTACCCAGCCTTCGTGTCCGGGATCTTTCAAATCCAAGTTACGCAAGATGTCTAGCTTCAAGTCATGAAGCAGGATAAACAAGGTAAATGCAGCAGCCAAGCCTTCTGTGTTTGATGCAGGACTTTTTAGATATTCCACAATGTTGGCAAATTTTCTTGGAGTTATTTTTGGATTGGATTGTAGCCAATCACCAAATCCTGCCAGTAGATTATCAAAGTTACCGTTGGGTTGTTTGATTCTAAAATTGATGTAGTCCACACACAGTTTGGCCAAGTCTGTGATCTGCATGGCTCGTAGTTCAGCAGGATTAAACAAGGTATCAATGGCAGCGCCTTTGCTGTTGCGAATTTGTTTGATTTGCTTGATCAGTGCGGCCTGTCCTTTGGATTGTGCAGGATCTTGAGGTGTGATGCCTTTGCCATAAATGGGCCCACTCAAGAACAATCCAGGTACTTGGTTAAACGAAACTCTACTGAGTGGTTGCTTGGGCTCGCCTTGATCAGCATACATGGTGTGCATGGCAATGCCTGTAGTGCTGTTGCGAATTTGTTGACCTAGGGCGCTCTTGGCAGGTATACGATATTCTACTGTGTTGGGCTTGAACACAAGATTACCGGCCTGTTCTTCCCAGGGATGTTGTGGATCGTACAACAAATCACCTTGAACATAGCCACGGAAGTTTGTGGGTGTGGCTGTTTCCAGTTGTGGCCAAAGATCAGCATACAATTGAACTAATTCGCCACGTTCCCCTTTTCGTGTGCTTTGAATCTGTGCCATCATTTTGGGGCTAGTAGCAAGGCCATCGTAGCCTTTGGCTTCAAAGCCTGACCCATCTGTAAGCACAAACTCTCCGGTGTCAGGCTTGCGACCAAATATCACAGCAGGCTTACCATCCCACTTTACAGTAGTGGTCTTTTGTGGTGCTTCTGCGGCATGTTGAATAATAGCCAGTGCTTCGTCCACACCACGTGAGCCTTTGCGAAATATTAGATCTTCCAGGTGTTCAATGCCCTTGGCCCTACCGCCTACATTACCTTCGTCGGCTTCGTAAATTTGATATGGATTTGCTGGCTCGGCTTCAATTAATGGTTGCATGCCTTGATTTACAATTCTATCACGCAGCTTGGCCAGGAAATGCACATCACTGTTTTCTCGAACCAGGTCTGGCTCTTGCAGGCCTTCTTTGCTTAGGTATTCACGAAAGTCTTTGAGTTTGGCATCACGGGCCTTGTCTTTGGCCAATGAAGTATAAATGCTTTCCACGTTCTTGAGATTTTCTCTAGTGGCACTTTGCCCCAACAACGTTTTGGCCACGTAGTCAGGATCCATGCCGCCATCTACCAGCTGATTGGTAGTGCGGCTAAACATGCCATTGGCGCCTACTTTGAGTCCCAGTTGCTTGGCAATTGAACTCATTAACACATTACGGTTCATGCCCTTGTAAGCAGAATCTTCAGAACCACCATAGTAGAACTGTCCCCAGTCCAAGTTTGGAAAGAACATGAAGTCTGTTTGCACATATCCGTTTTGAGGATTGCCATTGATGGGTGTACGCAGGTGTACTTCGCCGGCTTTCTTTACCCAGGCCTTGGGATCTTGACCGTGACTCACTGCCCATTGTGTTAGTTTTGCTGACAATTGTTCTTTGGATATCTCACTAGCATCCACTGCCATGTCCATGTCGCCCGAAGTGGGTTTGCGACCAGTTGAACCCAGCCAACGTTCACGTGGGAATTCTAAACCTGTAAGTGCTTCCAACCACTGTACTGTGGCTGCTACATCGCTTTGATTGATACGTC